GTAAAATATTTTTATTGTTGATGTTAATGTCAATGCCAAATCAACCTTCTGTTAAATACAATGCTTATATTTATTTTACAGAACAAGAATGTTTAACAGCAAAAAAGGGATATATGGAAAACTACGAAAGCAAAGATCAAGCATACAAAGATAGAGTTAGAACAAATGCTTATTGTGTTCCTTTTGACTCTTTCCCATTAACTACAATAAAAAGTACAGGTGCATAATGTCTAATTGGGAAAATCAATATTCACAAATTTGTAAAGCCTTAGATGAAATTAAATCTGAGGTAAAAGAAAACAGACAAGAAGTAATAAAACTTAAAGAAGAAATGGCAACTGGTAAAGGTGCTATTAGAACTATGTTATTTATTGGGGGAATACTGTCAGCTATTTGGGTATTTGTAAAACTACTCGGAGGCCAATCTTAACCTCAACTAAAGGACTATAGATGAATACAAAATCTATCCTGGTTCTTTCAGATACGCATTTTCCTTATGCAAAGAAAGAATATTTTAAATGGATTAAAAAACTTAGAGATAAGTTAAAACCAACTTTAGTAATACACATTGGAGATCTTGTAGATTTTCATAGTATCTCTCAGCATTTACATAGTGCAGAGTTACCAAATATTAAATATGAAATAAAAGATGCTAAAAAAAATATTAAAGATTTAAGAAAAATATTTAATTGCCCTATGTTTTTAATGTGGGGAAATCACGATATTCGTATTCAACGACTTGCTGAAAAGTCAGCTATTCCAAATTCTTTTCTTAAAGACATTAATCAAATACTAGACATAGATCCTAAATGGAAATGGACTTGGCACGATAAACTTATTGTTACCTTGCCAAATAAAAACAAAGTATTTTTTACACATCATTTTAAATCTAATGCCCTATCTAGTGCAAAAGAACTTGGCCTCTCATTATGCGTAGGCCACCAACATACTAAATCAAGTGTAGAGTATTGGAGTTCTCCAACAGCTTTAAATTTTGCTATGTGTGTAGGTTCTTCTATAGATCCCAAACACGAAGCCTTTAAGTATGGTAAAAACTTTATTAAAAGGCCTATCATATCAGTTGGAAGTATTATTAACTCCCAAGCAAAAATTCATTGTATGCCTATGATAGACTCTACCTGGACAGGGGAGGTGTAATGGATAAAATTAATCCTCCTTACTACAAGAAAAAAATAGAAGTTACTGATTACATTATTGAATACGACATGAATTTTTTAGAGGGTAACATTATTAAGTATGTAACTCGCTACAAAGAGAAAAATGGAATTGAAGATCTTAATAAGGCTAAATGGTATTTGGAGAAATTGATACAATGTACGAAGAAGTAAAAGATAGAATTAAAGAACATGAAGGTTTTAAGTTAGAACCTTATCAGCTTTCTTATAGAACTAAAGATGGTAAGAAAGTTAAAGAAGATTTTTGGACAGGTGGCTATGGCCACAAGTTAAGTAAAGACGAAGAAGTACCAACAACCAAAGAAGGTTGGGATCTTTTATTTGAAAAAGATTTTGAGGAGGCTTTAAAACAAGCCAACCATTTTATTGATAAAGATAAAATAAAGTTTGAGGCTTTTACTATCCTGATAGAAATGTCCTATCAAATGGGTAGTAGCATACATCAATTTAAAAACCTCAAAATGAACCTTGAAGATCAAAACTATGTCCTGGCTAGTGATAGCATGATGGATAGTAAATGGGCCAACCAAACTCCTAGCAGAGCATCTTGGCTAAGTTTATTAATGAGGGATTTATGAAAATTATAATTACAACACTATTAACTGCATTAGTTGCAATAGAATTTTGTAACTTAGTTATCTACTATCAACAAGTAGGAGGTGGACTATGTTAGCTAAATTATTAGGTGGTGATATAGTAAAAAATGTAGGAGGCATAATAGACTCTTTACATACTTCACAAGAAGAAAAAGATAATGCTAAAATAAAATTAAAAGAGATTGAAGCACAAATAAATAAAGCACAATCAGACATTAACCTTGCTGATGCTCAAAGCAAAGCAGGTGGTATCTCTGGTATGTTACAGCGTTCCTGGAGGCCCTTAATAGGTATGTCATGTGCCTTAGCGATATTTTGGGAATATGTTTTTAAACAATTTTTAATGTTCTTTATTGCAACATTTAATGTTCAAACAGCACCATTACCAGAATTAGACATGGGTACTTTAATGCCTCTTGTCATGGCACTTTTAGGAATGGGTGCTTTAAGATCTTATGAAAAGAAAAATCAATTAACAAAGTAGAGGAGTAAAAAATGGAAACAATTAAATCATGGTTTTTAGGTCTAGGAAAACGAAAAAAAACATTAGTAGTTTTTGTAGGCGTAATCGTATTATTAGTTATTCTTTCTAAAATAGGAATAATCTAATGGCAAGAGATATGGAAAAACAAATTAAAGAACTTAAAAAACAAAATTCATATCTCTTAGATAGATTAGATAAAGCATATAATGATAAGATGTTATTACGACAACAAAACATAAAATCACAATCAACAGTAGAAACAGTTAAGGAAGCAATAATACAAGATGGCAAAGTATCAAGGTAAAACTGTACCTCTTAACAAACCAATGAGAGGTGATGTTAAAAAGTTTAAAGTTTTTGTTAAAGATGGAGATAAAGTCAAAAAGATTAACTTTGGTGATAAATCTATGACTATTAAAAAAAATAATCCTGCCAGAAAAAAATCTTATTGTGCAAGATCTGGTGGGATTAAAGGAAAGAATAATAAACTATCTGCTAACTATTGGAGTCGCAGAATGTGGAACTGTTAGTGAGAAGTATAACAGAAGATATACTCTCCTGGTCAAAAGATTTTTTAGAACAACCTAACAAACACATTAATAATTTACCTGTTTGTCCTTATGCAAAAAAGGCAAGAACAGATAACAAAGTATCTATTATTGAACATAATGATAGCAATACTTTATTAGAAGAAGTTATTAATCAAGCTAATAGTTTTAAAGATACTAACAAACAAATTTGTATTGTTGCTTGTAATGATTTGTTTATAGATGCTGATGAGTTACACAATTACATACACGCCTTAAATTTTGTTTATGTACCACAAGATATTTATTTAATGCCATTTCACCCTGAAGATGATGAAGAAGAAATAGATTTTTTACAAGATACACATTGGGAAAGTGATAACGAGTTTCTTATGGTTTTAATACAACCATTTGATGAGTTAGAGAGAGCAAGTTCTCAGCTAACAAAAACAGGATATTATAATAATTGGCCAAAAGATTATTATGATGCAACTGTCAATAAACGAAAACAATATAGGAGATTGCGTCATGAGAGGCATGAAGAAAAAAGTTAATAAGAAAAAAGACAAAAAGAAAAAAAATAAAAAGAAAAAAAAAGATAAGTAATGAAGGCTTAAAATGAGAATGGTTTTAGTAACCTGGTTAGATACCAATGAAAATTCTGTAGGTGGTTGGATTGAAAAAGATGATTTAGATAAATCTGAAGTTTGTTCTGTAGATTCACTAGGTTGGCTTTACAAAGAAAATGATGAATTAATTGTTATATTAGCTGATAAAGATACACATGATAAAGATGATATTTATGGTAGATCTCAGGTTATTCCTAAAGGTGTAATTAAGAAGATTCAGAATTTACAGGAAATATAAGAGGACTTTCAGTTTTTTCTATTTCTCTTGGTTGATATTGTTTTTCATTTTCCTCTACAATTAATTTATATTTAATTATTAAATCATCAATAGCTTCAATCATCATAGGACAATGTTTATGTTTTTTAATATTTTGAAGTTCATCTATAAATGTTAGATATTCAATCATTTTTTTGTAATTGTATTTTTTTGTATTGAGAAGATAGTTCTAAAATTTTATTTATGTCATGAGGATAAAAATATTGTTTGTTTCCTAAATAACGAAATAAACTTTCATCATTAGGAAATTCTTTTTGTAAATTATTAATATTTTTAATTAATGTTTTTTCATGTATTTTAAATTTATTTGCTAAATCTTTTCTAAATAACCACTCGTTCATAATAATTCTCCTTGCCTTTCATCTTTCGGTTTCCATTGGTAATAAAATAATTCGTGCATACTTTTTGAAAACTTATCAGGCACAGAATATCTTTTTATTGGGTTATCTAGCTGAGAGTAAGGTACTAACATTTCTTCACCCTCAACTTGTATCGTTAAATCATCAAATTCTTTTTTACATTTCTTAATGTATTTATCTCTGACAGCAACTAAACTTCCATACTTACTTTTTACTTTAACTATCATGTACTAAATCCTGACAGTTTCATTTCTGCTCTCTTGATACTGTTGCTATCTAAAATAAATTGTATCTTTGTTTCAACCCTCTGCATTTCAGCATAGGCCTCATCTTTTAACTTATCAGCCATTTCTAATTGGGTAACTACTTCCTGGACTTCCTCGTTAATCTTAGCCTTAGCTTTCGCATCATCAACTGAGTTCTTTTCCTCTGATTGAAAACGATACATTAAATATTTTTGATTAATCTTTTTATCTTTAAGATCTACAAGCTGATTATATACTCTAAAACATTTACGATAATCTATAATGGCTTGTTTCTTTTCCTCAGCAATCATGTGAGGATCGTATTTATGTATTCCTTTATCTAATGTCATCTTCAAGCCTATCTGCAATTAATCTGAGAGTATTAATTCTTATTTGTTTGTTGTAGTCTTTATCCTTATGACAAAGTTCATGACATTTTCTGCAAAGACAAGTTAAGTTCTCAATGTAATCTTTACATTTACTCCCACCTTGACCTCTGGCTGAAATATGATGAATGTCGCAACCTTCCCAACTACTACAACCAAAGCATTGATACGATTGAACCAATGTTAATTCATCATTCCAAAATGTCGTAAAAATTTTAGTATGTTTTTGCATTTTTAATTTTACGCAAATAGTATGAAACCATTTGTCTATCTTTGTTTATAAAATCTGCTATCTTAGAAGTGTCAGCATTTTTTATTTTAATTGCTTGTTTAACAAATTCAATTCTTGCCTTTATTAATGAGGCATCTTTTCTTCTACTTGTAAATAATTCTATTGATATGTCATAATCATTACATACAGCAGATCGTAATTCTGTAAGTGTTGAATTTTTGTTAATGTGAAATGTTTTTTGTGTTTTGAAAATTGGATTATCACATATCTTTTTTAATATGTGTATTTCTTCCTCAGTAAATGGTGAGGACATTTTACTATCCTCACTATCTTTTAATTTTTCTGAGATCATTAACATTTATTTTTTCTGCTTCCCAATACAAGTACATTTCTCGTTTTTTTTTTCTTCAGAATTATTCTTTGGTTCTTCATCAAGGGGAAACCTATCCCAACCATATTTAGTTCTCAGTATATGTTCTATTTTATCGGTATTAATTTTCATGCTCTCAACTCCTTTAATTTCCTTTGAACTCTTTTACTGCTAGGTTTTTTAGTAAACATTGGATTATGTTTTGAATCAGAATTTTTTTTTCCATTGTTTAATAATTTTTTACTAACAAAATTATGTTTCCATGTTTTTACTGATGATGTTACTGACATTATTTCCTCGCAGATAAAAATATTGTGGTAGCGTGTTTTTGTTGTGCATCAGGAGGACATCTATTGTACCAATCCTTTTGCTCTAACTTACTTACAATAACGCCTAACTGATCTATCATATCATCAACATTACTTGTTCTTGTTGGTTCAGATACATTTGCTCCATGATTGAATGATGTGTCAGCTTGTGGTGGTGCTGAACCATTAG